ACAACAGAGACCGAAAGTACACAAGTAACCGAAACAGAAGTGACAGAAATAGAGTCGACTGAAAACAGTACAACAATGTCAACCGATACTGAGAGTTCATCACAAACCGACGCAACAGTTAGTAGTACAGACATTAGACCGGAATTTAAAGAAGCAATGGATAACTACGAAGCGTTCTTTGATGAATACTGTGAGTTTATGAAAAAATATAATGAATCTGACGATACAACATCATTGCTTGCCGACTATGCGAGTTACATGGTCAAGTATACAGATACTATGCAGAAGATGAACAATATTAGTGAAGACGAATTAACAGATGCTGAGGTTGCGTATTATGCAGAAGTATCAGCAAGGATATCAGCAAAACTGATAGAGGCAGGAGCACAACAATAATTTAATAATTTACCAGACAGAGGTACTTAAACAGTATCTCTGTTTTTTTTATGCCTATTTTTTTGCGCGCGAAAAAAACATAC